TGTTTAATGCTTGTAATAATTATATAAAAGGGATTTATTGGGTATATGCTTATTATAAAGGCTCTGATATAGATTGTGAATGGTTCTATCCATACAACTATCCACCTACTTTAAAAGATTTAACCAACCATTCTATCGCATACGAAGAACCTATTATTAATAGTAATAATAATTTTGTATCACCAAATATGCAATTACTTATTGTATTGCCGAAAGAAAGTTCTCACCTTTTAAAACCTAAATATAAAAAATATATGGATGATATATATATGGGATTATTCCATATGTATCCGAAAAAATATAAAATACAAACATTCCTTAAAACTCATTTATGGGAATGTTGTCCTATATTACCTCTTATTAACTTAAATCATATTAAAAGAATTTTAGAATTAAATACTGTTACCTAATTTGATAATTTTATCCTTATTTGTATTATTTGAAAGGTAATACCATGATTTTAGAGCGGGGTCCCATCTTGCACCCAGTTTTTTTACTTGGTCTTTACTTTTAAAAGGGATTTTGATATATACTTTTTCAGATTCTTCAATAATTGGTGGCAAATCTTTATTCTCAATACAGGATAACTCGATTACACCAATTGCCATCTTATTTTCTTCACTTAAATCATCGTCATAATACCATTTTCTTTCATCCTTATCCCATTTAGCGCCTAATTTTTTAACGTCATCTTTATAATTATAAGATACGGTTATATAATTCTTTTTATTTACAACCTTATCTTTAACATCAACGCCGATTGCCAAATTAGCTAACCTGTCTGCATGATAATTCCCAATTGAATGCTCATCTTCAAAATTAGTATGAGCTTTGATATGATGTAATTTAATATTTTCTTTATTTTCTTTATTCATAAGTTCGTGGATTTTTTTCAATAATATTAAATTTGGTGGGATTTTATCTGCTTGTGTTTTCCAGTCATTCTTTGCAAGTCTTGCTGTATAATATCCGGCGCATTTAATTACATATTCCGAATCTGTATAAATATTAATTCTAATATTTTTATCCTTCAAAATCTCTAATGCTCTTATAAATGCTGTTAACTCCCCTGTATTATTTGTTTGTTTACCCTCTACTCTATTATATTCGTTTTTTTCATCATCTTCTTTGAAATATACACCATAGCCAGCTACTGCATTTTCCTTCCCATTGTTAATACAAGATCCGTCGATGTAAACGTTAATAAATTCCATTATTAATAAAATAAAATAATTTAATATTATCAATTTTTATTTACAAGCGTTGCCCCAATTGTAAAGTTTTTTTTATTTTTAAAATCTACATCATCTTCATCATTATAATCATCGCGTCTTCTTATACAACATATAATATCTCTTAATTTATAATAGCAAACATTATATTCGGGTCCGTGTGTTATTATTCTTTCTGCCAAAAATCTCAAATCTCTTTCCTTATTTTCTGATAATAATTTTTTCATTTCACTATTAGTGCTTATATTCTCATCCAAAGTTATAATTTCATTATTTATATCCGGTATATTTATATTATTTTCAATTTTATATTTTAGTAGATTAATACTGGTTTCGTAATTAGTAATTTGCAATAATCTATTACTTATCAATTCTAATTTAACTTGATATTTATTAAATCTAATTAAACTCATTATTAATGTTATTATACCACCTGTAAATAGCGATAATAAATCACATGATAAATTCCAATCCAAATTATGTTTACTTATGCTACTAATTAATCTATTTTCATTATATTCATATGATGTACTATTTTTAATTTCTGAATATTTATTTTTTGAATCTATGAATATTAGTTTTATAGATTCAATAATTGTTAACAGAGACGACAACAATATTATTATTATAGATAATAACCAATATTTATTATGAATATAATGATATACTGTTCTCAAATATATTAATTCTTTTTTAGCCCAAAAAGCCTTATTATTTATTATATTTATTTGGTCGTTATAAGTATGCAAAACTCTTACTATACAGTTTTGATCATTATTATTATAGCCAATGAAAGCTTGCGATGAATAAACTACCATTATTTTATAATAATATATATATTATTTATACATTTTAATTTCGTCTTTATTTTGATATTCTATAATAAAGCCATGTTTTTTATAAAAGGATGTTAAAAAAGATGTATTTGATTTATTTTTATCAACAAAAAGATATATATTACCATTTAGTATATCAAATGCCTTATTCAATAATTTAGTCGCATAACCTTTTTCTCTATGATTTGTATCAACACATAATTGATTCAAATAATTATCATGGCTTATGCCCAAAAATCCTACAATAATATTATCACTATAATATAATAATGTTTTTTCATATGTATTAATACGACTGGATGTAAAGCTCTGTTTTATTAACTCATTGCACGCTATCAATTCATTTTCATTTAGTTCACACGTATTCTTAATTATTATCATATTATTTTATAACAGATAAAAAATATAAATATATAAATATGTAATGATATTTAAGCTATACAATACTTGCGGCAGATAAATCTCGCTTTGTGACGACAGTCGCATTGGCATTTTCGCATACCATATAAGTTCTTGTTGGTAATGCTAGGAGCCGCATGGTCCATTGGCAATTCCGTCCAAACATCAAGTGTGCTCGGTTTGTTATTCTTGTGGGCTTCACAGCAGTTACAATATGCAAGTCTTGCAATTTCGGCTTCGGGGGTGGTGTTATCGGGGACGAGTTTGCAACAAGCCATATCCATCAGATAGATTGGTGATAAATATAAAAAATAATAATAATCAATTTTTAATTATAATAGTACATTTTTATTCTAGATTAATTGTAATATTATTAAAATATTTATCAATATATTTATCTGGTATTTTTTCAAATGATACAAGTGACATATTAAAATTATATTTATCAATTATATTGTTTTCTTCTAAAAAAGCGCTTCTTTCTTCATTAGACATTTTAGCAAGCATTATAGCTTTATCTTTGGTTATACTGCTTGAAATTTTAGGAATATTATCACTTCTATCACCATATATAGCTTTAAACTGTAAATCAATTTTAGGGTCATCATAACCACGTGTTTTCAACTCTTTATACTGCATATTATAAACAAGAACGTTCGAATCTACCAATTGTAAGAAATCATTATCATTAGTAATAATAATGATATTTTCGTTAGTATTATTTTTTATATTTTTTTGCGTAATATAAACAATATCATCCCCTTCAAGACGGTCTGATGATATATTTTTAATATTTAATTTCTTAATATATTCCGCAAATATAGTAAATATTTTTTTATTGAAGTTAGTTTTTTGTGTACGCGTTGATTTATATTTATCGTATAAATCATTTCTCCAAATATCACTTCTAACACAATCATTGCACAAAACTATATTTTCTTTTGTTGTTTTCCAAAATTTACACATTTTTTTAATATCATTATTAATATGTTTATAAAATGCCGTTATAAATACTTCATTATCTACAATATTTTCAATATCAACCTCTATTTTTTGAAAACTAAACCATCTATATGTAGCAAAATATCTATGAAATATATAATAGCTACAATCAATCAGAATAATGTTTTTATTCTTGTTCAACGATAATATATTCATTAATATAATTATTATTATATGTCTAATATTTAAATATTATCAATCAATTTTTACTTGCTTTTGCCTTATTTTTTTAGGAAGAGAATCTTTTGTTTCCTCAAACCATTTTTTAGCTTCCACCATAACATCTTTTTGTTTTTTACTATCTTTTTTTAATTCTTGCCATTCTGATCTTACTAAATCAAAATTACTTTTATTTGTTTTATTGTTTGACTGACTTTTTAATATAAATAATCTATATTTGATATAGATATTGTAGTCGGTGGGACTATTTGCATTTTTTTCCTTTATTTCATTATTAGACGGTATTTCATCTACATCATTAATAAGAGGTTCCTCTTTTGTAATCTTGATAATACTATCTTTTCTAATCCATACTTTTTTATTATTTTTTATTTCTACAACCCACAAATTTTTATCATACCCTTCCATTGAAGAATTAGTATCATAGCCTTCCGCCGATAATCCAAAATGTAAGGGTGATTGCTCCTTTCCTGTATAAAACATTTTAGGACAGTTAATGCATGCACTTTTTTTCACAGACATAATATTAAAATACTTATTATTATGTCTATAATCAATTTTTATATAACTATAATTAACTTTTGCTCTTATTAATATAAAAAATGAATGAATGTCTTATAATTATGTCATTAATCACATATTAATTTATGTCATTTATTGATATAATTAACAGTAAATTTGAAGAAATAATAAATGATAATTTTCATAATGATTTTACTAAAATAACAGATATTACATACATTGAATCCGAAATCATATCATTATTTAAGAAAAACAATTTTAACAAAGATTTTGATGATAATGTTGAACAAATATTTTCAAATATTATAGCTAAATATATAGAACACACAGATTGCTTTAATAATTTAGTCAATGATATTAAAAAAGAATATAATATATATCTCAATAATTTAGAAAAAAAGCATATGGAATTAATTAAAACAAAAACGTATTTAATAGATACACAATAATTATGCTTCAATTAAATAAAGAGGTGTATAAAATATGGCAGCTAAACTAAATCCTGTTAATATTTTAGTATATTTTTGGATTTTTTGCCTTTACATTCTAATATCAAAAGTCGTGTACGGTTTATTTTGGGCATTTTATAAACTAATGGGTTTGCTAGGAATAGATATAGAAACTACATTGCATTCTACTATGAGTTATGATTCTCCTGTTTTAGGTGGTCCTTCACATATTTATGATATTATTACATCAGGTTCTATGATGATATTCTGGGCTGGGGCATTTTTTATAATAACTGTTGTAATATTATTTTTGATGATTGTTTGGATGATATTAGGGGGGGTTCCTTTTTTTTTAAAAGAAGTATCTCCGTGGAAAGAATTAACACCCGTATTTAATGCAATTTTGAATAAAACATCTTTTAAAAACTTATTCAATAAATATGGTGGTGAATTAACAACAATATTGCAAGAAAGTTTACGAAAATATAGAAAAGGCGTAATTGAAAATTTTGAAGACATAGAAACAATTGAAGAGTTTTCAACGGATAAACAACACATAGATAATGATTATTATAATGAGATTGAAAAATATTATAAAATAAAAGATAATTATTATATTGGTGCTTATAAAAGTTATAAACATAGTGATGAAGCAACATTATATAAATCATATAAAATTATAATACCAGGTATGGGCGACGAAGAAATATCAGGTATTATAAGTGAAAACTCTACACTTGCCGCAAAAATATTATCACAATCAACAATGAAAAAAAAATTGAAAATATGATATAATGAAATATAACATTTATATCTTATTAAAAGTAGAGTATAATATTATCTATGGAATATTTCTCAGGAAACAGAGATGTAAAACTACATGCTGAAAAAGCACCCGACGAAACTTCGAGAAGTATGGTATATTATTTAAAATATCTAATATTTGCAACCGCTATAATAACAGGATTAGTATTTATTTATAAGTATATTGAAGAAAAAAATATAATACAATTTTATTATTATGCAACACAATATCAACTATATGATGTTTACAAATCAAAAATAGCATATTATGATATATTATTCAATATCGCATTTGTATTTATAGTTATTATACTATCTATTGTATTATATTGGGATTCTGTCTACAAAAATGCCAAACGTATCTCTAATTGTAATAATATCATTAAAATAATTGATGAAAATAGTGTTAGCAAAACGCCTTATATATATAGTGTTATAATTATAAATAGTGATAAAATAGCATTATCATCACACAATTTTTTAATTAGAATAACTTATAATTTTAATACTAAAAATACAAAGTTTGAATATGGTACTGATAAAGGTACAGATAATAAGATTTTTAATGTTATGGGGCATAAATATGATGAAGTTTTGAAGACAGTTAGTGGAATGCAAAAATCAATAGATGAAAGTAATAATGGTGGTGCCAACCCGGATGAATCACATCATATAAGAATATACATCAATCAAAAAAATACTATAAACGACTTAAATGATAAACCTGATAGTATTGATAATAATAATTTAGAATCCGAATTAATGAAAATTTTTAATGATAGTGATAGTATAAAAAATCAAATATTTAGATTTTTAAAATTATATGATAATGATAAAGCAATACGTTCAAATGATATTTTTAACAAATATGAAAATTTAATTTATGAAAACCTTGATGATATAGA